CAAAGCAATGAGCAAAAAAGTTGATCTTGGTATGCTCAAAGCAGTGTTTAGACGCGGTGCCGGTGCGTTTTCAACAAGTCATAGACCTGGCATGAATCGCAGTCAATGGGGAATTGCTAGAGTTAGAGCTTTTCTAAAACTAGTTGGCACCGGTGAGCGAAAAAAAGCATACACTACTGATTTAGACTTGTTGCCAAAAGGTCACCCACAAAAGACAGAGAAAAAGGCTGAGTTGTTGGCTATTCCTGATAAGTACTCACACATTGACTTTGTGCCGCCAAAAGGTGCTCAAGAGGCAGCTAAAAGAGCGTTAGAAGTTAGAGCGAGCAAGCCACCATCTCAACGTGGTATGACTGCGGTTGGCATTGCTCGTGCTCGTGATCTTGGCAACGGTAAAAAGCTCAGTCCTGAGACAGTGCGTAGAATGTTGGCATACTTCACAAGGCACGAAGTAGATAAAAAAGGTTCCACGTGGAACAATCAAGGCAAGGGTTGGCAAGCTTGGCATGGTTGGGGAGGTGATGCCGGTTTCTCTTATGCTAGAAAAGTTGTAAATCAAATGAACAAAGCAGATGAAAAAGCAAAAACACTCAGAGCATACGGCGAGGCAATACAGCTATCAGAGCCTTTGCCATCTTATGATGTGCCGGAAGGTTTGACAGTTGGCAAGCCGTTTAAAACTTTAGCACTTGGTCAAGTCACATCACGGATGAATGGTTCATCAATCGGCTCTGAAATTGATCATGAAATGCTTTCAGAAATGTTGCGAGTATTCAACGATAGAAAACAAGCTGATCCGGTCATTATTGATTGGCAACATGCAACCTCACCTTTTAACGGTGGCACACCGGCACCGCCAGAGAGCGGCAATGCTCTTGGTCTAATTGTAGATCTTGAGTTGCGTGATGATGGTTTGTACTGTACACCGGCTTATAATGAGCGCGGATTAGAAGTAGTTAAAAATGCCGGCGGTGTCCTTTGGTCCTCACCTGAGTTTATCGCCGGTGATGTATATGCAAGAGACGGCGGTGATCCAATCGGTACCGCTCAATTGCTAGCCATTACCCTAACACCTAGACCGGCACAATCTAATGATAAAATAGATCGTGTTTTACTTACTGAGAGGATAGATATGATTGATAATCTAGATTCTATGCCTGTTGAAGATCTGAGAGCTATGCTCATTGCAAAAGATGAGATGGTAAAAGAACTTGAGGCAAAAATTAAAGAAATGAAAGCAGACTCAGAATCAAAAATGGTTTCTGAGGAAAAAGTTGAGCTTGAGGAAGATCACAAAAAAGATGATGAGCCAAAAGCCAAAAAAATGACCGATGATGAGCAAATGAAAGAGGAAGACAAAAAAAGCTACAAGATGAGTGAGCAATTAAATGAGTCAACTCTTTTATCAGAAGTACAAGCACTGCGTGAGACTAACAAGAATTTGAGCGAGCGTTTAGAAGCTATTGAGGCAGAAAAACGTGATGTTGAAATGAAATCAGCAGTATCAGCATTATTATCTGATGGACGCATCACACCGGCTGAGGAGTCAGTTGCAAATAAAGCCTGGCAATTAAAAGAACTTCAGCCGGAGTTTTGGCAAATGTTCTCTGAGCGTGCGTCAAACTCTGCAATTCCTTTGACTCAAGTTGGTCACGGTGCAAGCGGTGCTGAGATCAGCAAAGCAACACTTGATGCAGAAGTCAAAAAACTTGCGGCTGAGAAATCAATCACATACTCAGAAGCATTAAACCAATTCAGAACAAACAATCCTGATTACTATAATCAGGCTTTTGGAGGCTAATCATGGCTAATAATAATATTCTTTCTTTTGTTGCTGCCGGTGCAATCACTGAGTATGCTTTAGTTTCAACTGATGTAAATGGCAAAATTGCCGTATGTACTGATCCTCAAGATGATAATTGCGTAGGTATTGCACAACGTGCTTGCTCTGCCGGTGATGCCGTTGAGGTTGCATTACTTGGCTCAATCACAAGAGCAATTGCCGGCGGTGCTATTGCACCGGCTACTATGAGCCTTTTAATGGCTTCAACAGGCGGCAAGCTTGTTGCCTGGGACGGTGGCGCCGGTAACTATGCAGTTGCTCAAGTTCTACCCAATATCAATCAAACTAGTGCGGCTGATGGTGATCAGATTCTAGTTGCATTTACAGCACCAAGCAATCGCTTGAGCTAATAGGAGTTTAAAAAATGGCAAGTTCATATTCTAATCTACATCCTGTTGATCAAATCTTAACCGGTCTAGTTGCTGAGGCAGTACCAAGTGACAATCAATTGATTGCTGATCAAGTTTTAGAAACTATCAGTATCTCAGAGCGTAGCGGTACTTTACTACTAGAAGAAACACGCAACTTTATGGGTGCCGGTGCCGGCTTAGATCTAGAGCGTGCACCCGGCTCAGGTCGTGCAATGATCGGCGGTTTTGACCGTACAAGTCAAACTTTTATGGCAAAGATCTACTCAGCATCAGACTCAATTGCAATGGAGGATATCTTTGATTCGCAATATCCTGGCTCTGAAGAGGCACGCATTGCAAAGAAAGTTGCACGAGTGCTAAAGCTAGCTAGAGAAAAACGTGCGGCTGATCTTCTTTTCAATGAGTCTGCTGCAACTTTCAATACCTCTGCCGCATCAGCTGCTTTTGGTGCCGCAACTGCTGAGCCTTTAAGTGAACTATTTGATCTAAAAGACACTGTTTTTGCAGCTGCTCACGGTATCAATCCTGATACTTTGATTCTCGGTCGTGCTTGTTTCCGTGATCTTGCAAAAAATGCTGAGGTTCGTGGTTATGTTGGTGATCGTACCAACGGCATTGCAAGCGGCAATCAAATTCTGAATGATGATGCAGTGATTCAAGTACTGCGTGATGTGCTCGGTATTCCTAATATTTACGTTGGTCAAGCATTGCAAGATACAGCGGTGCCAGGTGCAACAAGCTCAGAATCTGCAATCTGGAGCGGTGCAAAAGTATTTATGGGTATCTTACGCGGTGCTGATGCAGTTGTGCAAAAGTCAGGCAATGTTAAAGGTATGCCGGTTGCTGCTCTTAACTTGCAATATAATGACATGGTTGCCGGTCAGTATGACTCACTTGATAAAACACGCCGTTATGTTTGGGGCGAAGAGGTCAACACCTTTCATGCAGTTGACGGCACTTTAGGTCACGTCCTCACAGGATGTTAATATAATGTTTTGCTCACAATGTAGTAATCACATACTTTTTGCAGAGGGCGGTGATGCTGATGAGGTTGCAGTTGCATCACTCACCAAGCAAGCCAAAAATGCAAGTGGTGTGATGGCTACATTGATCCGAGCAAGACGTGATCAGATACAAGCAGAAATAAAAGCTGAAAAGGTGATTGAACGTGCATTTAAAAAAGCACAGTCAGAACTATTCAGCACAATTGAGCAAGCTGTGAGTGCATTAGGTCCTCAAGCTTTGCTCAATGCCAATGATCAACAACTATTTGAGTTGTTGCTTGCTGGCGGTTTAGATGATGCAATAGATAAATTTATTACACATCAACAAACGATTAGAGAGGCGGTCAACAAGACATTGCTTGCCGCCAATATAGAACTAGATACAATCAATACTCAAGTTGATATCTTGAGTACTCAGAATGTATCAGACGTATTTGAGAACATCATTTTAAACTCTGTAAAACAGAGCATTAATGATAGTCTCACTGATCTCATTGTCAATGTGCCTCTTGATACTGTAATGAGCAACATGCAAAAACGCATGCAACGTGCCGAGGGTAGACAGTTAACAGAGATAAAAACTAAGTTGAGTCAATTTGGCAGATCAATCACCGCAATTGCGGCTGATGAGGCTGATATTGATCATTTCTTGTATACCGGTCCTGATGATGGCATTACTCGTGACTTTTGCGAGGCTTTAGTAAATAAAGTTGTTACATCTAAACAAATGAGACGTTTAGACAATGGGCAAGGCTTGAGCGTGATTACATCCGGCGGTGGCTATAACTGCCGGCATAGTTGGTCACCTGTGACACAAGGTTTCATAAAGTCTGCCAACTTAGAGCTAGCAACTGCCAAAGATATAAACAAAGCTAACCAATGAGAGGCAAAATGAGAAAAGCAATAACAAACAAAGATTATCGTTTTATTTGGTCACCTCAATTGCCTATCACCGGTACACCAACATTGAGCATTGATACATCATCAGCGGTCGGTGAGAATCTAACTAGATTCACTGCTGATTTGACAATCACAGCAATTGCCAATGATAGACGTACACTCACATTGAGCAGTGCACCGGCTACATACTACCGTGAGCAACAAGCCGGTTTTGTGCTTACTGAGCATGATACATATTATGCGGTGCGTGTTGTGAGACTAGGTGGCACAACTGCAATACTAGCAGAGCCATTGCCAAGAGAAATTGATTTAAGCTCAAACGCAACACTACATCTGCCAACAAGTTATGTTGATATTGATAGTGCAAAGATGAGTACAAGCGGATATTTCACCTGGCTTGTTAATTACACTCAACTCAACATGAGTCAGCCTGAGCAAGAAAAAGGCCTATTCAAGATCACACCTAGACCATTTGAAACCGGTTTAGATCATGCTCAGTTAGTCAGCATGTTTGCTCAATTAGCTGATATGATACCACGGAGGCAGAGCGACTATCAAAAGCAAATAGATGCCGCACTCACTGAGCTAGTATTAGAAGTTAGGGCACATTTGCACGCTGATAATATTACAGAGGATGAGATATTCAACCCATCATCCTTTATGCTAGCACATGCTTATTGTACGGCGGCTTTAATTTATGAGTTGAATCAACAACTTGATACAGCTGCCGCCATGCGTGAAAGATGCGCCGAGCTAATGGCAAAGGCATTGCAAAGTATCGCTCTTGATCTTGATGGTGATGGTGTTGTTGATGCCGGTGAGACTGACTTGCAAAGATCAGGCGGCAGTGAGACAGACTTTAGAGCGTCCTGGCGATCATATAGCAAAACTGCAAATGATAGCTTTTTTAATCCGGCACGAGGTATGAGGCACTAATGGCAACCAAAGTTGATATCAAAATACCTAGATCACTTTGGACCGCTAAAGACTCAATGAGACTTGGCTTGAATACTCTTGCATCCATCAAACTCAGGACAAGCAAAGGCATTGATGCAAACGGTATCAAGTTTGATGAGTATTCAACAAAACCGATCTATGTTGCAAAGAAAGGTGCAAGGCTAGCACCGAAAGGCGGCAGACCATCACGCACCAAGAAAAGCATTTATTATGCCGGAGGTTATCGACAGTATAAAAACGATAGCCGCAAAAGAGGCAAAAAAGGCAAGTCGGCTGAGGTTGATTTAGTATTGAGCGGTCAACTAATGAATAATCTTGTGGTCAAGTCAGCAACTGCAAATAGTTTCACGATTGGCTTGACTAAAGAGGTTGCAAATTATGGCTATCATGTAAATGATAAACGTGAGTTCATCGGATTAACTAAAGATGATGTTAAGATATTAGTTGATGCAGTTAGTCATGATATCAGACGAAAGTTAGGTCTAATATGAGCCAAGGTACTTTTGCAGCATTAGCATATTTAGAAAACATGATTGAAGGTATCACACCAAAAACTGATGTGCATCACGGTTTTGTGGCAATCAATACAGGTGATGGATATACGCAAAACCTAGACAACAGACCACACAGCAACCGATATTTTGAGTTGGCATTAGGCTCATTTGCGGCAGATGATGGTCAAGCCGGTTTGAGCGGTAGAAAACGAATTACAGTCAATTGCAATGTGCGTTATGATGTGCCTCATGATAGCGGCTTTTTATACAGAGTAATAAATGAAGATACCGCATTGCTCATAGATACTTTAAAAGGTCCTGAGTATGATACAGTCAATACCGGTATTGTCTCATTGATACCTTTGACACCATTAGTTGAGCCTTTGCTTGATCCGCAAGGCGAAACCATAGCGTTTATTTTAACGCTTCAATTTGATTTACTTTATCTTGAGGAGGCTTGAAAATGGCAGTTACTCACAGATCACTCAGCATTGCTTCTGAGAATGGTTCTTTCGGTTCACTTGGTACAAATGGCATACCGTCATTTAGTACTCTGAGTTTTACGTCTATTCCTTGCGAGCGTGACCCAATCATCATCAGCGGTGAGCCGGTTGTTTCAGAGCGTAATGATGCAAGAGACGGTGCATACTTTGTGCCGCCAGAGCCTGATACCGTTTATAATGGTTCTAATCGAGTACGAAGACGCACCGGTCAAATTGTTTGCCGTGTCGATTTGACAACCATTGGCAGCACACCGGCTGACTACTCAACAAACTATCTTGGCTTGTTACTCGGTGCTGGCTTTTTAACTCAAATTCCATCTTCCAACGCTAAAGCAGATACACCAAGTGCAATTGCTGATGTAAACACATTCACACCAAGTGCCGCATTTAGTGCAACTGATATTGGTACATTGATCAGTACAAGCATCAGCGGTCGTGCTGAATACTCAGCGATCACAAATAATGATGTGAGCGGTGATGTGACTGTATCACCGGCATACTCTTCAACCTCATTCACTGATGTGCGTGGCTTGCAAACTTGGTACACACCGAGCAGAGGCACCGCCGGTACTTATGGCGATAGTGTTGCATTTAGAATTGACGGCAACAACTTTAGATCATACGCATACGGTTGTGTTTTAGAAACTCTAAATATTACATTAGACAATGGCAGACTAATGGGCGAGTTTACTTTTAATAGTGCATTTATCACTGATGATCATGGTAATGCTGCCGGTCCTGTTGAGCCATCATACAATGATGGTGCCGCTCCGTTTTTCAGAGGTGCATACACTGTGATTAGCAACGGTTCTCCGGCATCATTATCAAATGGCACAACCCAGGAAACGCAAGGCAGAATCGCACTTGATTGTGAAGATTTCAGTTTGACTGTAACTAATACATTGACTCCTCTTGGTCACTCTAATTCAGTGCTTGCAATGTCAAATATGGAAATCACAGATATCAGTGTTGAGCTTTCATTAACTCTAAGCACTGTCAATACAACTATTGCTGATGATTTCTTTAATAGGGCAGTACGTCAAGTTGTAGTTGGCACCGGTCCGCAAGGTGACGGCAAAGGCTGTGCAATCATGTTGCCGGCGGCTATGTTAACAGTTGATCCATCCGTTTATGATGTGAGTGGCAATGATATTGTGAGACAACAATTGACCTATCAACAAAGCAGATATGCCGGTGATATTTCCGGTGCGGCTGTATATGAGTCTAATGCCGGTTGTAGTCCGTTCAGATTGGGGCTAGGTGTATAATGGCTCTAAACTTTCTAACAAGCACAGATCAATCTATAACCGTTGTTGTCTCATGTGATTCTGATGTGAAAGCATCAGAGGAGCAAAAGAGCAATTACTTGCAAACAGGCAATATGAGTGACCTTGAGTATGTGGCAGATACTGCAACACGTTTCACACTTAAAGCCTTGTCACCATCAGAGCGAGAAAATGCCGAGCAACAAGCCGGTGCTTATACTCGCTCTGAGCTTGGGCGGTTGCTATGGGTAGAGGCACCAATTGAAACTGATGAGCGTGCCAGGTGGCATCATGGTTTGACAGATGATGAGCGGCATGCAATGAGCGAGTATCAAGCCTATCTCAACAGAGTGTACTATGAGATGATTAGGGCAAGTCTCACACACATCAATCATGAGCCGGCAACTTTGCAAGATATCCAAAACATCAGACCTGATGATAATCGGTCAAACACAATATCTGAGTTGATTGTTCATATACAACGTATCAGTATTCTAGGCATTGAGGGAAAATTGCATTAGCCTCTGCCGTTTGGATCAATAACAGTAGAGGCAGAGCATGGTCTTGCTCGCAATGTAAAAACAAGCCTAGTCTCAGATCTTTGAGAGGCAATTGTGGCGGTGCGTTTAAACGTGGCTTGCCGCAATCTCAAACTGATGAGGATGGTGTTTATATTATGGGGTATCGTGTTGCACCTGATAGCGGTGAGGATTATTCAGATTTAAAGATTAGATCGTGTCCGGTTGCTCTGTCGAATCGTGTTGCACCAATCGTGCAAGCGTATCAGCGTGACCGCTCCGGCTTGCTACCAATCATGCAAAGCTATCCTAAGCCAACATGTGCAATCATTGAAGCATTGGAGGTTTTACATTATAATCATGAAAATGCACAATATAGAGCACAAAAGTCAGCAATGAGGGAGGCAACAAAAGATGTCAAATCCGGTTGAAATAGAAGTCATACTTTCAGGTGCTGAAAAAGCAATCAAAGATCTTGATCAGATTGGTGATACTGCCGGCAAAATGGCAAAAACTTTTGATCGTAATAATGATAAACTTGGCGAGGGTTTAAGTTCTTTATCTAGTAATATCACCGGTCTAGTTGGTGCTTTCAAAGATATGGGCGGTGCAGTCTCCGGCAGTTCAACAAGCTTGCTTGGCTTGATCGGTCCGATTGGTGCAGTGATTGCCGGTGGATTTGCTTTATATGAGACTTATCAAAATATTAGCGGTGCGGCGGCAGAGGCAGAGCGTACACAAGAAGCATTGCAAGCGGCAGTAGGTGATTTGCAAAGCAAAATGGAATCACTTGCAGAAAATGGCATTATTCCAACAACCAAACAATTACAAGCTTATACTCTAGCAACAATTAAAAGCCAGGTAGAAAAAGAAAAGCTACAACAGATCATTGAGCGAAATGTTGCACCGGCGATACAAAAGTATGATCAAGCTTTGGCACGTTTAGAAAAACAACAAGAAAAGCTCAGAAACTCATCAGGCTTAACTACTCAACAATTACAAAATGAGGCGGCTCTATTATTATCATACTCAAAAGATGTTGAGCGTGCAGAAGCTGCCATTTCTAAATCATTAGACAAAACTTTGCTCAAGCAAGCATCAGTCAACCGTGGCATCAAAAAAGAAGCTGATGCACGAAAAGAAATTGAAGACAAATCAGCAGAAACAACAATTGAAAGAATAAAAGCAAATCAAGCTAGAATTGATCAATTAATGCTGATGAATCTGAGAATAAACGAAATAACAGATTCTGAGCTAAAGCAAGTTGAAGTCACTCAAAAAACACAACGTGAGTTGCAAGCGATCAGATTAGAAAAAATAAAAGATTCTAAATCAGAGCTTGAGCAACTAGACAAAAACACAAAAGCCGCTCTAGCACGTTTTGACCAAGAATCAATCATGCTCAAGCATGCTGAAAAGCAAAAGGCTGATATTAGAAATGAGGCTATTAGAAAACAAAAAGATGCTCAAGATAAAGCAAACAAAGCTAGTCTTGCACAATCTATTGCATTGAGATCTAAAGAAATAGCAATAGAAAAACAAAAGCAAGCAGACTTAGCCAAACTCAGGCAACTAGAGTTGCAACAAATGCAAGTTGATGGTGCAAGTGCTTTAAAAATTGCAACGGAGAGATATAGAGATTCATTGATTGCGGCAAAGGGTAATCATCAAAAAGTATTAATTGCACAAAAACAATATCAACTTGAGCTGACTAGAATTGATCAAGAGGAGTCAGCCAAGCGAGCCGCAAATGAACAAGCCAGGATAGCTCAAGAGGAGCAACAAAGGATACATGCAAGTCAACTTGCCTATGAGTCTCTAGAGTTTGATATTAATATGCGTAAAGACTCATTGAGCAAAGAACTATCATTGCTTGAGTTGAAATATGCTCGTGAGCGTGAGTTAAATGCAACAACTCAAGAGCAGATCACAGAGCTAACTAGACGCGAGGCAATAGAGCGTAGAAAGATCACAAATAGAAACTTACAAGCTCAGATAGATAAAGTTGGTGAGTTAACTGCACAATACGGTGCCGGTTTTGCAGAGTCAGCATATAATGCACTTTTATTCGGTGATTCATTCAAAGAGGCAACCGGTGATATCTTGATTGCACTTGGTAGGCAAGCGGCAGTACAATCATTGATAGAGGCGGCAAAGGGCACCGCCGCCTTGTTCACTTTCCCACAACTTGCCGCAAATCACTTTGCCGCCGCCGGTCTATTCGGAGGTGCGGCAGCTGCTGCCGGTATTGCCGGCAAAGCATTGGGTGGTGGCGGCGGTGGCGGCGGTGGCGGTGGCGGTGGCGGCGGTGCCGGTACATCACCAACAGGTGCACCAACAACTACCACAGCACCGCAACGTGAGCAAGCCGAGCAAGCACCAATGGTGTTTAATATCAATTTTGGCGGTGCGGTTATTTACGATACACAGAGAGCGGCAGAGCAAGCACTTGCCGATAGAATCACAACTTTGCAAAACGTCAATAGACGCGGTGCACCTCGCCGGAGGTTTTAGAAATGCCTTTGAATGATCCATCACCAAACTTTGCACTATTAACATCACTTGACCTCAGAGACTTGAGCAATACAACATTGTTTAGTAGAGGCGGTGTTGATGTTACATTGCCAACATTCACCGGCAATGATGAGGGTATATATGAAGACACCTTGTTTTTTCTCAACAATAGGGCAACGGATGGCAGTCTAAATGCCAGCGATCAACTAAGCACTGATGCAAGTTTTGGCACAAGTTGGACCATTGCAATCAATGCATCAGATAAAATACAAATCACATCTGATGTTGATTTCACAGTGACAAGCACCGGCACAATTGATGCTCTTGGTTTTTCATCAGTAGTCAATGCAACATTAGTTGGCTCTGATTATGTGGCAACGGCTCCGAGCGATTGGGCAAGAGGTGTGTTGAGTCTTGAGGATATCACATATCAGATTGATCAAGTTGGCGGTGCCGGCACGTTTGACTATCCATCTATCAGTGCAGATGTGCAAGATGTCACAGCATGGTTGCGTGATCCTGATGATAATGATGCAGATAACTTTAGTTTAGAATCATTGCAAGAGCTAGACAACACCGCACAAAGCTCAACTGATATAACCTGGCTATTGACTGCCGATGGTCTTACGCAATGTTATTATAGAACTGCACTTGGTGACATTACTTGGATAAATACTACAATTAGAGATTTGCTTGGTTTTGCCGGTGATGAGGCACCTGTTGTTGATGGCTCGGTGAGTAGATTGACAAGCACACGCAAGCCATCAGGTGTACTTGTACCAACTAGACCATACCAACAACATCATCTCAGAGTTGAGAATGTTTCTCAGAATAGACGCAAAATCGGCGGCGGTTATGTATCAAATTATATTGGCACATATATCACATCAGTGTTGAGCTTTGATTTAGATGCATTACTTGATAGTCAAGATGATTATCGGCATTTTACAAATGAGTTTTTGCCTTTAGTTGGCAGCGGTGAAAGAATCAACTTTTATCAAGATTGGGGAGACAG